AAGGCGGTATTTAGATTCATTCCACCTAAAGACGCTACTGCTGAAGAAACCAAACAATCTGAAATCGTTGAAACCATATTCAACGATATGGAATGTACATTACAAGATGTTGTTTCAGAAGCTATGACAATGGTTGAGTATGGTTTTGCGCCCTTGGAAAAGATATTTAGACGTAGAACAAAAGACTCAGGTAGTCTTTATGACGACGGCTTAATTGGTGTTAGGCGGTTGTCTTTGCGTCACCAGCAAAGCATTGAGAAGTTCAAGTTCAGTGAAGATGGTGAAACCTTAGAAGGTGTTAAGCAAGACAGGGCTAGGGTATCAGACCCTTACAACAGGTACGCACTGTACAAGGGCAACACTTCTGTTGTGATTCCGATTGAAAAGATTTGCTTGTTCACTTGCGGGGACAATAAATCAAACCCTTACGGTTCTAGTCCTTTGCGGAATGTCTATCTGCCTTGGAAATACCTTCAAGCGATTGAAGAACTGGAAGCAAGTGGTGTAGCTAAGGACTTGCAAGGATTGCCAATGTTTGAAATCCCTGCACAGTTTATGAACGAAGATGCTACACCGGGTCAAAAACAGTTCTTTGAATACGCCAAGAATGTTGTGCGTAATGTTCAAATGAATTCACAGTCCGGTATGGTACTGCCTTTGATGTATGATGATCAAGGTAAACCAATGTTCAAGTTCAGTTTACTTTCAACAGAAGGTAAGAAGAATTACGATACCACAAAAATCAAAGAATACTACAGAATGATGATTTTCATTGGTATGCAGGCTGATATTCTTCTGATGGGTAACACTGAAACGGGTTCTTTTGCCCTTGGTGCGATTAAGAACAGTCTAACAGGTACTGCTGTAGAGGGTTATCTAAAACGCATTGTAGAAGTCCTGAATAATGATTTGATTCGTCAAATCTATGAACTGAATAAGTGGAATCCAGCGCGTAGGGTAAAAATTGACTACGAAGGTTTTGCTGACACAGACCTCGAAACATTCAGTAAAGGTGTTCAGCGTATGGCATCTGTTGGTCTTGTTCCCAAGACTTTGGATGTTGTTAATACGGTATTGCGTAATCTACAAGTAGATGAACTACCAATAGGTACAGACGTTGAAGAATTGCTTACAGATACCACATCTAGGGCAAGCGATGGTATGGCTAAGGGATCGGGTAACGGCACTTCAGATAACGTAGCAGGGACAGATAATAGTTCACTCAATAATGATAATACTGCTTAAAACAATAATTAAATTCGCTATTCTAGCACGTAAAAAGGAAAAAACATGGGTATGACATTAATTAAAGATGTAGCAACAGGTGAAACTAGACTGTTGCAAACTACAGACCTTGCAGGGGGTGGTGGTGGGGGCAGTGGCGGTGCTGGTGGCGATGTACAGCCCTTGAGTACACAGCTTACAAACAGCACAGACGCACAAACAACTGCTGCTGTTATCCACGCAAGAACAAGTGCAGGCGGGGGAACTTTTGTTGATGTGAAGGCAACCCCTAGTGGTGCTTTGACTGTTGAAACAACCCCCGCTGATGATTCCTTCACACCTACCAATATTACTTCCAAGTTGCGCGAAGCCTTTGAAGTTTATGACCCCGTGAATGGAACCACTTGGGATGAATTCAAAGCCACCGGCGACTTGGTTTATGTAGATGGTAATGCAGGTGCTGCGTCTTACTTGACAATTTCTAAGAGTCCTTGGATTGCTGGGCAAGAAACAGACATCGAACTTGATTCAAGCAAGTATTTTAACATGCCTACAGAGGTGGCATTTGGTCTTAGCTTGTCACAACGAACAATCGGTCAAGAATTCTCTGTAGAAGTTGTTGACACAGACACCCCCCTAGCCGATATACCTGATGTTACTATTGCTTCTCTGTCTTGGGCAACCACAACCCTAACCATTGATACAGTTGCACCACATGGTTTGGTTGCTGGCAAATCAATTGGTATTTCTGGTTGTTCTGACCCTAGGTTTAACCTTCCTGCTGTAGTTGTTGCTTCAACACCATCCCCTACACAAATAACCATTACTGCTGGCCCCGGTGGAAATATTGCTTCACAAACTATCGCCAATCCTGCTGGTGCTAAGGGTGCTATCTTTTTTAGAGAAAGACTAGGCCGATCAAAAAACGGTGTTGCACAAATCTTTGAAAACACAACAGCAACAAACGCTTCATTGTATATTAGGAGTGAAGCTGGTGATGTTCTTCCTAGCAGCACTGTTGCTGGTAGCCATTCTGTCACAGTTGGTACAACCGCGCCTGTCCAGTTGGTCAACACTGCGTACAACTATGCTTTTGTACCAACAACTGAATTCCGTTTGGTTGTTCAATCAGATCGCGTACAGTGGTCAGATGCCCCGGTTGACACAACAGCACAAGCAACAAACAGATTGGTACGTTCGCAAGTTTGCCCAAACCCTGAAAAACTTTATAAACTGCGCTTCCGTGCAACAAATAACAAGTCCTTGACTGTCCCCATAGCACAGATTGTCAGTGCAACAAAAACAGGTGCAACAACCGCCACTGTTGTTTTTGACAGACCACATGGTTTGACTACAACCGATTTTATCCAAGCATTTGGTACAAGGGATCAAACTAACTTTGCCAACTTGACCGCCGCAACTGCTGTTACTGCTGTTGTAGATTCTACCACAATTCAAGTCATTTGGGGTGCTGCTGTTACAGCCACAACTTATGGTGGTTTTGTTAACCGTGTGCAAGGTGGTGTTGGTATTCAAGGTGTTAGCACTGTTGTAGCACAATCTGCTGTACTTTCGACTTTGAGTGATGGTACAAGACAACTGGTTCTAGTAGGTAACACAAACTGGGGTGGTCTGACTATTGGCGATTTGACCGAACTGATCGGCTGTCGTGATATTGTTACTGGTACCACATTGGGACTAGACGGCCCTTGGAAAGTTGCTAACGTTGCGACAACTAACTTGACACTTGTTTTACCGTTTGCTGGTCAGCGTACACTTCCTGCTGATTTTGGTGCAACCAATTGCGGTGGTGGTATTGTTAAACGTACAGATATGCGTGTCAGCTTTGTCCGTGTATATGATTTTGAAAGATTGCGTGTTGAATCTGTTTCAAGACCAAGCGGTGATCAAGCCTCTGGTTTTCCAACAACAATTCAGAACGTCCCTTCTGTCGCACAGTCTGGTACATGGACAGTAAACGTAGGCGCTTCACAAACCATCGGTATCGCTAACGGACAAGGTGTTGAAGATGCTGCGATTGCTGGAAACGCTGTTAGAACAGGTGGTAGGGTTCGTACAACAGTGCCTACAACTTTTGTTGCTGGTGATGCGGCTGATGTAACAATGTCTGCTGGCTTGGCACAGCTTGTTCAACCCCTTGCCTTACCTGAAGCTACTTGGCAAACACCTTCAACAAACACTGGTCTTGTTAATACAGCAACCCCGCAACCTTTGCAAATTGCACCGGGTGCTGGCCTTAGAAATTACATTGCTTCTATTGATTTCTCAAGTGACGCTTTGACAAACGCAACAGAACTGCGAATCAGAGAACCTGATATTGCTGCTAACTCACAAACTATTGCATCAAATACCTTGGTAACTGCTGCTGTGCATGATTTAGCGATTGGTGATGCAGTGGCCTTTACTGCTTCAACTGTCACGGGTACTACTCCTGGTGTTACTTATTTTGTTCTGACAACACCGACAACATCATCCGTTACTTTGTCAGCTACAAGGGGTGGCGCTGCTCTGGCTATTTCTGGTACAGGTGTTACGGCAACTCTGCACAAAGTCTTGTGGTCAACCCGTATTCCAACAACAGGTGTTGCACCTAGACAAGTGATGTTCCCTGTTCCTTTGCGTGGATCAGTTAACAAGGCAATGCAGCTTATGACAGTTACCGCATCTGGTGCAGGTGCTGTTTATCTGAATGCTATCGGTTACGTATCTGTCTAATCTAGGAAACCCTTCTGTGTAATTTACAGAAGGGTTATCTTCAAGAAAGAAATAAAATGCAAAATTTAAATGCAACCATTCCAGCTAAAGTTTACCCTAGATTAATGTCAGTGACTGTTAGGCACTTGGCAGAAAATACTTTTGAAGCTGTTGTGACTTGGCAACCACATATTCGTGCAGACGATGGTACTAAATACAACTGTGGCCCAATGCAAACAACCACAATTAGTATCAATCCTCAAAATGTAAGCCAACAAATCCAACTAAGACACCCTATTACTGGTGAATCACTCAATGCAACAATGACTTACGGTCAATTGATTGCTGGATTTTATTCCGCTTGGATTCAAGGTGCAGGTTTTGATTTTGATTTAGAATAACGGTGATATGTATTATTTCACTTTACTTTTTAGTAAATCAATGATAAACTTTTACATTCGCTAATTTAGGTGTATTATGTCAGATAATAAAAAAGAAATCCTAAAGGCACTAAATGAAGAATTGATGCAAGCCACTTACGTAGTGCTTGTACCTAACGAGGCTGACCTACACGGCGATATTTACGACGAAGAAGAGGTAAGAAAGGCTTGCCACAATTTCAATAAGTTTTGTAGAAAAGCTAATCTGTTTCATAAAACAGATACAGATACTTTTGAGTTTGCTGAATCTTATATTTGTCCGGCAGATACAGAAATTGAAGGACACTTCATCAAAAAAGGTACTTGGTTGACTACAATCCAGTGTCTTGATGATGCCTTGTGGGGGCATATTAAGTCCGGCAAGATAAAGTCTGTATCCATTCGTGCACAAGCCCTCACAACAAACCTAAGCTGATGAGTAATAACTACTACATATATCTACACAGAAGGTCTAGTGACAATAAAATCTTTTACGTCGGAAAAGGTAAAGATGACAGGTGCATGAGTATTTACAACAGAAATAAAAGATGGGTGCACATTGCAAAGAAACATGGCTTTTACTATGAAATAGTTTTTGATAATCTTTCAGAAACGGAAGCATACGATATTGAAAAGGATGTTATTCTGGAGATGCGTTATCATTTTGGTGAAATACTTTGCAACATAACTGCTGGTGGAAAGGGTGTGGTGTTTAATAGAAAAAACAAGGACAACCAATCCTATAAACCAAAAAGTAGCAGGGAAGAACTCAAGTTGTTGAGGAGGGGGTTGCCTGTACCAAAAGAGACACCTATTCAAAAACTTTTAATTTCTATGAAGGTTTTCTCTCAAATGAGAAAAGTTCTGGAAGGGCAAAAACCCATAAAGGTTGAGATTCTTGAAAAGATTCAAAACCTTCCACCATACACACTCCGCAAGAAAAGTAAAGGTGTTGGGTTTTCAAGAGAAGCTATTGCTAAAAGTGTTGCAGTTAGAAAAGGTAAACCGTCTTGGAACAGTGGGAAACAATGTCCGCAATTTGCGACAATTAACAATCCAAGTGCTGACCCTAACGTTTACACATTTGTCAGTATTCGTGGTGAAATTTTTGTCGGCACAAGATACGAACTTTGTGAAAAATACAACATACCGATCTATAACTTAGGTAAGCTCTTTTACAAGAAGCCTAACAAAAGTTGTGCTGGTTGGAGACTAATGAAAGAAGTAGAAGATGGATCAAATCAAGAGACCTAAACCGAAAAGAAAACTATCAGACATTAATTTTGAAAGTGAAGGTGCACACATTGCACTTGTCTCTGAAGATCAAGGACACGGTGCAAATGGGCATCACTACAGTCTGCTGCTCAAGGGGTCTAGTACCTATTCACCAGAAATCATTGAAAAGGCTTCTAAGGTTCAAGTAACACTACCTATTGAAGAATTTCTACGTAAGTTCTTTGGTTTGTACTATGAAGATGCTGAAATCCTAGCTAGGGCTATGGGCTATACCACAGAATCAATGGATTATGAAGCAAACAGTGCATCAAGTTCTGATGAACCAGCATCCTACACCGATTATATTGATTCTAAGGTACAAGGCATCAGTATTATGAAATCTATGCGCCAAGAAGATGGTTCTATTGCTACTGTAAGTGTTTTAGAAAGTCTAAGTGGTGAAGATTATATCACGTTGCTGAAAAGTCAAGAACAAATTGAAAGAGCTTTTACTGAATCTGAAAAGATTCTAAAAGCAAGGAAAGAATCCGAATCTGAGGACAAGTCCTTGGGGTCAGATAGCTCAACTAATAACGCTAGCGTTGAGAAAAACAATGGGCCGTCTGGCTCGAATAACGAAACTAAAAAAGGAACGCGAATGACTAAAGAAGTCGCTGGTGTTGCTGACAACATGATTGAGAAATCTTTGTTGGTTGAAGTTCAGAAAGCCTTGGATGAAAAGATTGCCAAGTTGTCTGAAATGGAAGCCATTGTCAAGCAATTTGAACAAGATAAAAAAGTGGCTATTGTTAAGGCCCGTAAAACCAAGCTGGAAGGTGTGGTTAAGAATCAAGAACAAGCTGAAACTTTGTTCAAAGCCCTTGGGTTGGTGGAAGATGAAGCTACCTACGATGAAGTGCTGAAAACCCTTGGTTCTATTCAAGAACTGGCTGACAAGTCCGACTTGTTTAAGTCCATTGGTGCTGATGGCGCTGTCGATCAGAAAGACGAAGCTGGTAAAGACATTACAAAATCCCTGTCTGCCCGAATTCAAAACAAATATAAAGCTAAATAAGGATAAATTATGGCTACTGTAAATGGAAAAACACCCGGCTTGTCAAATCTGGTGTTGAAATCTCATCCTTGGATGGATACCGAAGGCTTTGGTGTTGAAATTGCCACTACTGCTGCTGCTATGGGTCAGGTTATGAGAAAGACCGCTGGTGTGTGGGCAGCTATCACTGCACTACCCGCTGCTACAGATGTTTTGGGTGTTGTGCTTGATGAAACAAAAGAAGATAGTACTAGAAAGCGTATTCTGAAAAGTGGTGACGCTATTCTGAAAGAATCCGGTCTGGTGTACTTTGCTGGTGCTACTACCCCTAACAAAGTGGCAATTCATGGTTTCTTGGAAAACGTTCATATCCAAGTGAATGACGCTGCACAAGTTATTGCTACAGCCTAATATAAATAAGAAAGAAGGAAATAAAATGGCTACTGCACGCGATTTGCTTACCCCTAATAAACTGGTTGACTTGACTGAACCGCTGATTAGTATTCCTAATCGTTTTGGTTTGATTGGTCAATTGGGTATTTTCCGCGAAAGTTCTGTTTCGCATAATACTGTCCAGTTTGAATCCAAGGGTGGAACACTGACTGTTATTAAAGACCAATACCGTGGTGGAAAGAACCAAGTTCAAAGTGATGTTCCTACCAAAATCCACAGCTATGTGTTGACCCATCACCCTTTGTCGGACAGCGTTACTGCTGCTGAATTGGTGGATCAGCGCCGTTTTGGTACTGCTGATCAGAACGAAACTGTCGAACAGAAAGTTCAAGAGAAGTTGGAAGATATTTCTGCTTCGCATGACATGACCCTTGAAATTGCACGGATTCATACATTGGTTTCTGGTACACAGTATGCACCTAACGGTACTGTTACTGCTAACTTCTACACTGACTTTGGTGCAACACGTAAAGATGTCAACATGACATTGAACAGCACCTCTGGTACTATTGTGCGTGAAAAGACTCAAGAAGTCCTTGACCACATGCGCAAGAACATCCTGAGCGGTGAAACTGTTCGTGGTGGTATTGCTTTTGTATCTCCTGAATTGTTTGACCTGTTGGTCAAACAAACTGGTGTATATGAAGCATGGAAGTTCGCTCAAATGCTCCCACAACAGAACCAAGACGGTTTCACTGGAAGCACTGGTTATCAAGAAATCACTTTCAACGGTGTTCGTTTCATTCGCTACGATGAATCTGTTGGCGGAACTCCTGTGATTCCAGCTAACGAAGGTATTGTGATTCCTAGCGGAACCCGTAATATGTTCCAAACATACTTTGGCCCTGCACAGCGTATCGGTTACATCAATACCCTTGGTGAACGCCGTTATGTGTGGTCTAAGATGAATGAAGATGAAACTGAAGTTGGTTTGACCTCAGAAGCAAACTTTGCTAACCTGATTCGTCGCCCCGCTGCTGTTGTTCGCATTCTTGCTAACTAATAGCTAAACTGATTGCCCTGCCTTTGTGCAGGGCTTTCTTTTAAGGTAGTTTTAAACAAGACTATCTCAAAAGAAAATAAAAACAAAAGGAAATACATTATGGCTGTAACACCAGAAATGATTACAAAAGTCAGAATGGAAATTGCAGATACAGACCCTGTGTTTCAATATCTTTCTGATGGTGAGATTGCGTACTTTCTTGAGGCAAACTACGAATCTATTGCTAAGGCTTCAATCAAAGCTGCTTATACAGTCTGTTTCAAAATTGCGCAGGGTGGTGACGATATTGCTGGTATTCTGTCCATCAAAGGCAGTAAGGCCGCAGAACAGTACAGACTGGCCCTAGAATCGTATATCAAGTCCCCTACTACCAATCCTATACTGAATGGATTTGGAAGCTATACAGACAGTTCTGGTAAGGTTGTGAACCCTATCTATGCTGGTGGTATTTCTAATTCAGATATTGAAGCTAACAAGACTTCTGATACGAATTACATTCCGCAACCAATCTATGAAAAAGGTGAAGATAGATTCACCACATTCTTTAACTTTTAAGGTGCTTTATGAATCCATTTATGAAGTCCACTAAAAGGGCAATAGATAGGAATGGTAAAGACTGTACACTGATCAAAGTAACTGAAGGTGAATTAGACACCAACACAATGACAGCTTCTAATACAGAAGTCAGTCATTCTTGTAGGATGTTTAAGAATCACCTAAAGGCAAATCAGTTTCACTTTCCTAATTTGATTGGTAAAGATGCTGCTGAATTTTACTTGTGCAACTGGCAATTAACCTTTGTACCTGAAGTCAAAGACAAAATTGTTTATGACACCAAGACCTATGTGATTGATTCAATCAATGAAAATCATGCTGGGGGTGAATTGGTATTGTACAGGTTGATTGCTGTGAGTAACTAACATGATCACAAGTAATTCTAAAGAAGTTGCACAAGACTTGGATAAGTATAGTCAAGAGATTGAGAGAAAACTAAAAGCGATGGTTGCTGGCTTTGCTGGTGAAGTTGCTTTAAAGGCTTCGCAGAATACTCCAGTGGCTTCTGAAAGTGTTATTGAAAGATACATGAGTGCTTACAAGCGAAGGTTATCAAAGTATGGTGTTGAAATAGCACCGGGCTTTCACGCTGGTGCTTGGCGATATACAGAAGGTAAACCAACGTTTGATCCTAATATCTACGTTGAAGAACAAGTAGAAGCAGATGTAAAAAAGGATGCTAGGGTCAACTACAGGCTTGGGGATACATTTAGGATTGGTGCAATTGGTTTTGCTTTTAATGAACTAGAAGCAGGTTCTTCTACTCAAGCCCCAAGCGGTATTATGAAACCAACAGAACAAGCTGTGACTGCTGCCTTTGCTGCTGATGTAAAACGTTATTTTGACAAGGGCTGATATGAGTATTCTAAAAACACAAACAGTTCTGATTGACCATCTTAAAACCCTAGCACCTTCCCTACCTACCGCCTATGAAGGTATTTCTTTTACACCCCCCTCTAGTACTTACCAAAGGGTACAGATTGTGATTCAACCCCCTGATGATCCTGTTCTAAGTACAGGCTACTTTAGGGATAAGTTTGAACTACAAATCTTTGTAAACGCACCAAACAACAAAGGTGTTGGTGAAGCATTGTCTAGGGCTGAATTGATTAGGAATCACTTTAAAAAGGGTTTTACAGCCTTTAAAGACAATGTTGTTGTACAGGTACTGAATACCCCATCAATCACAAGGCCTGCTGATATCGGTGATAGATTGATTGTAGCAGTATTGATTGATGTTGTTACTGGTGTAACAGTTGATTAACTTAGTTATCTGTCTAAATCAAAACAGAATCTTTTGCAAAAGAAAAATACATAAAGGAAATTAAATGCCGATTATCGCTGCAAGAGGCGTAGCTAAACAAGTAGCTATTGCCCCTGAAACAATTTGGGGAACCGAACCCGCTGCTGGTACTGCAAGATTCTTGCGCCGTGTTACAGCTGACTTCAACTTGGCTAAGGAAACCTACGAATCTTCCGAAATCCGTACATCACAACAGATGGCTGATATGCGTCATGGTACGCAATCAGCTACAGGTACTTTGAACGGTGAACTGTCTGCTGGTTCTTATGCTGATATTATGGGTGCTTTGGTAGCCCGTGACTTTGCAGTCGTAGCACCTGCAACAGGTTTGTCTATCACGATTGCTGCTTCTGGTAGTAACTGGACGATTACCCGTTCTGCTGGTTCTTGGTTGACCTCTGGTTTTGGGCCGGGTTTGGTTATGCGTTTGACTGCTGGTACATTCAACGCAGCTAACCTGAACAAAAACCTTTTAATCGTGACTGCTACTGCATTGACACTGACTGTCCGTGTCTTGAACAACACTGTCTTGATTGCAGAAGGACCGATTGCTTCTGCAACTGCAACTATTCAAGGTAGGACAACATTTGCACCTTTGTCTGGTCACACAGACAGATCGTTCTCTGTTGAAGAGCGCTACACGGACATCAACCAGTTTGAATTGTACACTGGTTTGAAAGCCAACAGCATGGGTGTTTCTATCCCTGCCAGTGGCTTGACTACAGTGGACTTTGGTTTTGCTGGTAGGGGGTTGACACGGGCCACTAACACTGCTTATTTTACAAACCCAACAGCCCAAAGTACCACAGGTATTGTTGCTGCTGTGAATGGTTTGGTTGTGCAAAATGGTGCTCCAATTGCTGTAATTACCAACGCAAACTTTAACATTGAACGTGCTACAGAGAATGCTGTTGTTACTGGTGTAGATGCTGTTGAGGCAATCTTTTCTGGTCGTATTCGTGCTTCTGGCGACCTGTCTATGTATTTCGCAGATGCAAATGCACGGGATGCATTCAGAAATGAAACAGAAGTCAGTTTGATCTTTGCATTGACGGAAGGTACATTGGCTACTGCTAACGTCATTAGCTTTACATTCCCTAGATGCAAGTTTAATGGGTTCGATAAAGCAGATGCTGAACAAGGTATCATTGCTTCTGTTCCTTTCCAAGTACTTGAGAATGCTGATACATCTGCTGGTATGCCAGCTAGTACAGTTCAGATTCAAGACACTGCTGCTTAAATCTAAGATAACCCCCTTCCTGTTAAAAGGTTGGGGGTTTTTCTTTGTCTAAAAGAAAGTACAATGTAAGTATAAAGTATAAAGATGTCTAGGAAGGCTTTAAACAATGATTTAAGACCACTTTAAGACAAGCTAAGGGGTAGGCTAGGGTAATGGTAGATAAGGGCTTATAAAGGCTTGTATTGATTACTAAAAGATTTGATTGATACTTAGTTAAACCTTAGTAGATACTTGTAAGTATTACTATAAGTATATAATATTTACATAACTACTTCTCTACCATATGCGAAACAGTACCTTAACTTATTGATATACAAAGATATTTTCTTAGAAAAACATGAATTATTTCACGTAACTTTCTGTAACTATGCAAAAAATGCATAAGGTAGATGTTAGACGCATATTGCATATTTCACTTGAAAAAACAAAGAACCAATGTTATACTAACTTTCTAGTTTTACTAGATAGATTAACAACAAGAAAAGGAAGAAAATGAGTGAACTTAGTAAATTGTCGGTAGATACGTATACTTTTAAAATGAAGCTACCCAATGGTAATGTGTCAGAAGAAGATACAATCACTGTACGTGGTGAAGATCATCCAGCACGTAAAGAAGCAAACCGTTCTGTTATCTTGAAAACAAGCCAACAACGTGCGCAGAATATCGCACAGGGTAAGAAACCAGAAGCTGCAATTGATGAAGATGATTTGCGGTTTATGGAAGAAATGGCACTAGAACGTACATTGGCATTGGTGGAATCAATTGATGGGGTTACTGAAGGTGGGAAGCCCATTGGTAAAGATCGTGACATGATCCGGTTAGTATTGCAGAAATACACTTTCTTGACTGAGCAGATTCAGGGGGAAGCGTTAAACGCAAACAACTTTTGCGGAAAGTGATTTAGAAGAAGCACTTGCATTTTGTAGGCAAGAAGTTTCTTTAGGTTCAGACAATGATCCCAATTCCAACAGAAACAAACTACTGTCTGTAGAAAGACAAACAGGAATAAAACCCAAAGAACTAGAAAACCTAATTCAACTTCCTGATACTTGTCGGCATGTTTGGAATTGGTTCATTGAATTGTCAAATACCCGTAATAGTTCTTTTGCGATTGCACCAATCAGTTACACAGAAATTAAAGCATACTTTGAACTAATCGAAATAAAACCCAAAAGGTGGGAATTGAGGTTGTTAAGGGCTTTTGATTCTGTATATCTTGAACAAGCAAATAAGAAGTAATACAGCCCCTACCAAGGGGCTTATTCTTTTGTTAATACTACGTTAATGTTTTGTTAACAAAAGAATAAATCCAAAACACAAAAGAAGGTACAAAATGGAATTAAGTACACTAGAATTTACAGTCAATACAGCGCAGCTTAAAGAAGCCCATGCTTTGCTTAAATCCCTTGGCCCCGCTATGGCTGAAGTGGGTAAGGGGTC